ATATCGTTATAATGTTTAGATTGAAATTAAAATATTTAATAGAAAATTATGGAATAAAAAAAGCTTTTATTATTAAGTTAATAGGCTCAAACGATCATACTTTTCAAAGGAAAATGAAAGGTGAAATAGGATTTACCGATGAAGATAAACGAATATTAAGGGCAAAGTACAAGCCCTTAGAAATATTTTAAAACTATAATTATGGTAAAATACAAGAAATTATTAGCAATAACACGATGGGTTATTAAACCGTTTGTTAGCCTTCGTTTTTGGCTTCAATCACTATTTATTATGGCTTGCGTAATATTTAATATAATAATGTTTGAATATATATTTCCAGACACATCAAAGTCATGGATTTGGTATACCGGATGGATTCATTGCGTAATTTATTATACAATATTTCAACGAAAGTAAATTAATGGCAAAGCATAAATTTAGAAACATTATAACATGAAAGAACTAAAATTTAACTAAACTAAATAAATATGAAACAAAAATTAAATGAATTAGAAAACAATAATTCAATAAAAGACAACCTTCATTAATGGAGAGATGGTTCTATATTGACATTCATTATGCCACGTTTGGAATTTGCAGCAAAGATGACATTGTAATAAAGACTGCGCCAATTGCAAAATGGATGCTAGGGGAAAAGCTAACTGATATAAAACCTTTTTTATTAAAGAAAAAAGCAAAAGTTATCGAGATTACTTGACAATTAAAACGCAAATATGACAATATTAACAACTTACTAATAATTAAATATTATGGAAACGTATTTTGCAGAAAATTTAAGATTAATACGCAAAAGTTGTTCTTTAAATCAAAAAGAATTAGCTGATAAATTAGGATTAAAAAGAGCTGCTATTAGTACATACGAACGCAGTTATAACATTCCTAAATTAGATACCTTGCTTAAAATCAAACTGGAATTTGGGATAAGTCTTGACGACTTGGTATGCACAAAATTAAAAGCTAATGTAACAATATTAACAACTTATTAACATGAAACTAAACAAAGAAGAATTAAGCAAATTAACCCCGGCTGATTTGATTGAATTAAAAGATCATTGTTTGTCAAGTGCAAACATATTGCCGGAAAAGAAGTATTATTATCTTGAGATTGTGGGTCTTTTAATTATGGAAATAGAGCAAAGAATCGAAACATTAATCATTAAATAATTTTTAATATACGAAAATTTTAATATATTTGCATTAGTTCTACCAAACATTTAATAAAATGACCTATAAAGCAAGTAATTTACGTATTAACAACATACCCCTTACAGGGATAGAATGCAGGTAGTTTGGTAGAACGGGTCACCTGCATTTTCTGTAAGGGGTTTTTTAATTTATAGTATATGGGCCATTCAAAAGAACAATTAAAAGAAATGTTGGAGAAATCACAAATAAGATTTAATGACCCTTATTGGGTTAAAAAAACAGTCCAAGAACATTTTGATATAAAAAGAGAAAGCTTTAAAGAATATTTTGATAATATTAATGATTATAACGAATGTATTAATCAATTAAAAGCAGACTTAGAATTATTTCATGGAACTACACTAGAATTATAATTATGAAAAATAAATTAGAGAATTTTGATGTATTTATGTGCGACAAATGCGATACTATTATCATGATAGTAGATGTACATACATTAAATCAAGCTTCGAATCATACCTCGCATTGCATATGTAATACGAAGTTGATGGAGAGATATAAAGCTGAACTAAATGCCTGTAAATGTGATATAGAATTTGAATTAGTACATAGAAAATATAATAAATTATTATATGAGTAATAAATTACGATCTGTAAATACAAGGTTTTGGGAAGATACATTTATTGAGAATTTAAATGTAAGCGAAAAACTTTTATTTTTATATCTGCTAACAAATACACAAACAAATTTATTAGGCATTTATGAAATATCAATGAAAAGAATTTCGTACGATACTGGATTAAATAACGATACGATTAAGAAGGGTTTCGAAAGGTTCGGAACGGTTCGAAAGGCTTATTTTATTAATGATTTTATTATTTTACCTAATTTTCTGAAAAATCAGAAGCTAAATACTAACATGAAAATTGGAGTTGCTAAAATATTTAACGATCTTCCTAATTGGTTAAAAGAGAATATATTACAATCAAAAGAAAATGAAATATCGAATGATTCGAAAGGGTTCGAAATGGTTCGAAATGGTTTGGTTAAATATGAAATAGAAATAGAAGTAGAAAAAGGAAGTAAGAAAGCCGAATATTTTAAATCGTTTGCTCATTTAAAAATTACAAAAGAAGAAAATAAAAAACTAATTGATTTAGGATACTCACAAAAACAGATTGACAGTATCTATCTCAAAATAGAAAACTTTAGGCAAAATACAAAATACAAATCTCTTTATCTAACATCCTTGGATTGGTTAAAAAGGGAGTTTTCGGAAGTAAACAAACCAATAGAAAAGCAAGAAAGCGCATTAGAAAAGGCAGCACGAATAACAGCAGAAAGACTAAATGGCAATTAAACAAAACATAGAAGATTTTGGCAAGATTCCACCCCAGGCACTTGACATGGAGGAGGTTGTAATTGGGTTGTTTATGATCGAAAAAGATTCGTTTTTTGAGGTCGCAGCTATATTAAAATCTGAAATGTTTTACAAAGAATCGCATCAAACATTATACAATGTTATTTCAAAACTTAATGATGACTTTATGCCTGTTGACTTATTGACGGTTACTGATGAACTAAGAAAAATTAACAAGTTAGATGAAATTGGAGGGGTTGTTTATTTGTCAGAGTTAACAAGTAAAGTGTCATCTTCGGCTAACATTGAGTATTATTCATTAATTATACTTCAAAAGTATTTGGCACGGGAGGGCATTAGAATTTCACATGAAATACAAAATAAGTGCTATGATGAAAATGAGGATATAAACGACATTTTAGATTATGTTAACCTAAGTATTGACAAGCTTAACGATACCCCCTTAACTGGCAAAACATTGTCTTTTAAGGATAATATAAAAAAGTCTTTAGATTCATATGAACAAAGGGTTAATAATAGAAAAAACAATGTTCAAACATTCATCCCAACAGGTATAGGGCAATTAAATAAGGTTATGATAGGCTGGTCTGATGGGCTAATAATTTTAGCTGCTCGTCCTTCTGTTGGAAAGACTGCAATAGCTTTATGTTTCGGAAAAGAAGCTGCAAGAAATGGTTTTCCTGTTGATATTTTTAGCCTTGAGATGTCGAGCAAAAAGATAACCGATAGAATGATTCTTGGGGAAACCACCATAAATCCACAAGATTACAAAAAAGGTTTAGATATAGACTGGAATCAACTTGAAAAGGCGACCAAGAAAATAGAAGGTTATGAAATTTCCATCAATGATGAAATGGATATTTCTATTAATTACATACGCTCAATAATCAGAAAGCGATTCAAGCAAGGTAAATTGGGGCTTGTTATTATTGATTATTTACAGTTAATGGAGGGTGCAGACAAGTCAACTAAAAATAATGAGGTTGGGAGTATAACAAGGGCATTAAAAAAGTTAACTCAAAAATATAATTTCCCAATAATACTACTTTCTCAATTAAGTAGAGATTTTGAAAAAAGAGGTAGAGGAAGGCACAAATTAAGTGATTTGAGAGATTCTGGAAATATCGAGCAAGATGCTGACGATGTATTGTTTGTGTCTAGGGATAGGTTTGATGTTGAGGGCAATGAGTTGGATTTGAAAAACGAAGATAACAGAAAGGTATATATTGATGTAGCAAAACACAGAGAGGGAGGTTTAGGACTGGTATCATTTTATTGTAATGAATATGTTAATAATTTCTATGAAAAAACATATCATGAAATACCCCCTGAATATCAACCTGATGAAACAATTGAACCGAACAAGGCATTTTAACTAAAAAACAAAACCATGAATTATTCTAACCAATTTCCAAAACAAGATAAAACGCCAATTTCTACAAACGAAAAGGCACAATTTATATTTTTAGGATTAAGAAAGAATTGTCCTAAACTATACAAACTAATTAAAAACCAAAGGAGGGAATAATGGCAGAAATAAGAGAATCTAACACATTTGAATACTTATCTGTAATTAGTGCTAAGTTGGAAGAAAGGGAGACTGTTTTTCTAAAAGGCTTAAAGAAGCGTTTATTAGAAATCATTAATTACGGTCAAATATTAGTTTTTTCAACAATAGATGTTAACAAAGTGGCTGAGTATATTGGAGCCGCCTTTAATGCTCCCGATTATCAAACAAATAAAACAAGAGACAGAAATCGAGTACATGCACGCAAAGCTCTTGCAACTGCATTGAGGTGCAACACTAAGTATTCTTTAGAGTTTATAGGGTCGTCATATCTCGGAGGTAAAGATCATGCAACTATTTTGCATTATCATAAGTCAACCGGTGATCTTATTGATACAAAAGACAAAGATTTCACCCCGATTTTTAATAGCATTATTGAAAAATTCAATCTTAAATATTATAAATACAATAGCTAAATTAAAAATTTAATGATAAGGATATATGTCATGAATGTGGATATGTTTATACTTAACGAATGGTGTCAATTTTAACAACTGAAAATGGGTGACAAACAATCCAATAGGCTAAATCATGGCAGTTTATTTAGCGGCATTGGAGGATTTGACCTTGCGGCGGAGTGGATGGGTTGGAATAACCTTTTTCATTGTGAATGGAATGAGTTTGGGCAACGGGTATTAAATTACTACTGGCCTAAATCTGAAAGTTTTAACGATATAACAAAAACAGATTTTAGTAAATATGCAAACACAATTGATATTCTCACAGGGGGATTCCCCTGTCAGCCATACAGCCAAGCGGGAAAAAGACTTGGAAAAGAAGATGACCGCCACCTCTGGCCTGAAATGCTTAGAGCAATACGAGAGATTTCCCCAAGCTACGTTGTGGGGGAGAACGTTTTTGGAATTGTTAATTGGAACGGGGGATTGGTTTTCCACGAGGTGCAAACTGATTTGGAGGCTGTCGGGTACGAAGTACAGCCGGTTATACTGCCAGCTTGTGCCGTTGGAGCTTTACACAGAAGAGACAGGACTTGGTTTGTTGCCTACTCCAAACACAACTGGATTAGACGGAGGGAGCAACAGCAGGAAGGCGATCAAAAGGAGATTAGAACTATTGCCAACACCACTAACGAGCGATTACAAGAGGGTTGTAATCAATTTAGACAGGAATATAACCTATTTATTGAAACACCAAATAACTTTGCACGAAGTTCTATTGCACAACTCGATAGAACCAAACGAGGTAGTGGAAATGTATCAAAAGATCATGGGATTCCCGAAGCAATGGACGGAATTACCGTTTCTAAATGGAAAAAAGAAAGCATAAAAGCCTATGGGAATGCAATACTCCCACAGGTTGCACATGAGATATTTAAAACTATTTTAATTGCCGATAGGCAAAGGAGGCTAGAAAACTTTTAATACGGGTCGGATGAAATAGCCATTAAAACACAAAGGATGAAATTAGATGCATGCAAAAAACATATAGATAATGAAGAAATGTAAAAATTGCGGAAAATTACCTATTATAAAAAAAGATAGGCTTGAATGTGAATGTGGAGTGGTATATCCAAAAGCTGTAAATACAGTAATAGTTTATAATAGCTATCCGCCGGAATGAAGCATTATTGCTTGGTTGCAAATTATTAGATTATTGTAAGCAGTTTCATAAATAGCAAACGGCAATTGCGTACAACGTTTAGTACATAATTAACACGAATATAAACCGCCTAAGCAACGGTGCGAGGGCTAAAACTTAAATTATGAGTAACAAAGAATTATTAAAAGAGTTCAACGCATTACCAAATGATGTTGAAAAGTGGAAATGGGTTAAAGAACACCAAGAAACTGGAATTGTTATTATGCTTGATAATGATGATACGTTTGGCACATTGCCAGACCCGGACGATGAAGATGATGTTCTTTTATTCCAGTTTGAGGAATATATTGGTTCTGGTGGCGTTAAGAATTTACTAGAAGTTTTAGGTATAAAAGGAGAGGGTGTGTAGGGCATACTGTTTATACGAGTAAGGAATAGTATGCTTTATGAAACATTGTTATTGGTTGGCGGCACTAATTACCGTACATGGTTGAGAATGTTAAATATAGAAATAAGATTAACCAAAAACCTAAATATGGTGATTGCCGCTTACCTATAACGGACAAACGTAAACACCGTACAAGGAAAACGATTAATTGAAATGCAGTATTAGTAATTAAATATTTTAGTGATGGGAAAAGAAGATATTATTGATTATACCTTAAAACGCTTAGATTTTAACGAAACTAAAATAAGAGATAGTTTACGAGATATAGAATATTTAAAACTTAATTTAGAGATGCAAAATAAGTTTCCTGAAATAGGCATTTTAGAATTGCTATCTTCTGAAAGATATAGGTTTGAAGTTGCTATTGATTTAGCTAAAAATAATATAGAAGCTGCTGAAATGCTTGGAACTACAGAAAGAACATTTTATAGAAAAATTAAAGAATTTAAACTAAATATTTAAAATAAGAATATTATGAAGTACAAAGGATTAAGATTAAGAACGTGGATTTTAGTAAAGTTATTAAGAATTAAAATAACATTTAAAGATGACATGATTAAGCGTGGAGGGTGGAACATTGGCAAAAGCATCTTTTTGAGAACAGATGCAGGAGATATGGCTTGTTTACATGAAATAGGACATGCTTTAAATGATTATGATTGCTGTAGGGAACATGATGAATGGAGAGCGCATGGTTTTGCTTTTTCTTTTGCTAAGATTTTAAGAATACCTAAAAAAGAAATTGATGAAATGAATGTGGATATGGATTGCTATGTTGAAATGGGATTAGTTTGTCCAAGAATTGAAAGGGTAAATAGTATTTTGCCGTGCAAATCAAATTCTTAATAATTTGGAACAAATTAAAAAAGCGTAGGCATAGTGGCGTTACTATTTGCACAGAATTTTACTACAAAGAAGGACATTAAATAAATTAATTTTTGGGATGGTTTTTGTTTTTTAATTTTAAAATACTTACATTTACAATGCTTAAATACAATAGAATGAAAAAAGATACTAACAATATACCGATATAAACACATTGCCAGAGTTGGGTTCTATTGCCCTTAAGCGCTCTGGTTTTGTTGTTTTATCGGTTTTTTAATATATAAGACTATGTATAAAGAAATACCAAAGAAATTCGATTATTCTGTAAAAGAAATTTTTGACAAAAAAGTTAAAATAATACAGAACTGCTGCAATAGATTAGATATGAGTTGCTGTGGTGGAGGTTCTTCTTGTTGCAAAAGTTTATTTTTGCATATTACCAACATTTGTAATGCAAATTGTCATTTTTGTATTGCTGACAAAAACAAAAGCGAAATAGAAAACTTTGAAAAGCTTTATTCTGTTATTGACGAACTTACAAGTAAAGGAATAATATCTAAGGTTGTATTAACTGGTGGCGAGCCTTTGTTACACTCTAATTTTGTATCTTTTTTAAATATGTTAGATACATTTAAGCTAAGATACTATTCGCTTAATACTAATGGAATTTTATTGTATGATTTTATTGATGAAATAAATAACAGTAAGCTTAAGCATGTTAACATAAGTATGCACCATTATAACGATATGACTAATTTACGCATTATGAAAAATGCATTAACATGGGGACAAATTAAAGAGTTAAGATCGTTAATAAATGATGATATCGAATTGCGTACAGCGTGTACTATTACCGAAGACATGAAAACTGAATACGATATTATGAAATTTATTGAGACTTCTAAAAGCAACGGTGTTGAAAATGTGATTTTTAGAAACGAATACAGAGAATTTAATAAGCACCTTGAAGAATTTCAAAAAATATGGAACAACCTATTTACTGCTGATATTTGCAATTGTGGATATAAATTGATTAACGGAGTTAATGCCGAATATAGAGAATCTAATATTAAATTAAAGCAAGAAATATGCGAAGCTGATGCATATATGAGAGACTTTATTTATAAAGATGATGACATGCTTAGCGGCTCTTGGGAATATGGAAGTCAAGAATTATTTTAACAGTTTTATAAAAACTGAATGAGCGGTGGCGATTGATTGCAGGACTTTTCGCATACCGACAAACTAACAAGACTGCACAGTGGTTCAAATTAAGCACTATAACGCCGCCGAATTATATACATTGTTATAAGCCGTTTTTAAACAGAAATAAATATGACACCAAAAGACATTTTACACGAAGAACAAAAGTTATTTTTTGCAAAACAAAAGGAATACACAGAAAAGCACTCGACAAGAGATGAAGAAGGCAAAATAAT